CGCCTCACCCAAATCGTCCAGGTTCGTAGTCATGATGTTTCTCGCTTTCTCCACTAGGTAGTGGCTCAGTTGTCCTGGTCCTCGACCAGCACTTTGTTGCAGTGATCGCAGGCCAGGAACTCGTCATAGTTCCCGCTGTAGTCGAACCCAATGACCGACCACTGTGCATCCCACGGGTTCTCAGCCTCGCCGTCTCCCCGCCAATCCTTGACAGGGTTCTCAGGGTCGCACACACACTTCTCGCACAGTGTGCCGCCATCCTCCATGACAGCGACGAGCCAATACCCGCCCATCAAGTCAGGAACCAACGACGGGTCGTCGGCAAAGTCGTTGTCGTTCGACCGATACTCCAAGTCGTGGAGACGAAAGTCACGCTCAGCATCCGCCACGCTGTCGAACTTCTCCAGCGTCACAAAGCCCACTGTGTTAGTGAACATGATGCGCTTGCCGACCCGTGCCGCTTGATAGAACCAGTCGTTCGCGTCACCCGTCGTCTCATCGGCCATGCCGTCGCCAACCATGCGGTAGACGTATTCGGCCATCGGATCGGCCCCGAACTTGTGCCGTGCCGTCTCATGGTTGATCCTGTCACCATCGGTGGTAATCATGTCTGTTCTCGCTTTCCTAGTTGTGCCTGCCACTAGGTTAGTGGACAGGGGAACGTTAAACGCTCCGAACTGCCCACACCGCAGAGTGTGGACAGTTCGCAGGATTCAAAGTTGTTAGGTGCTGGAGTCTGCCAAATAGCCACTAGCCCAGTGGACGGACCAGTGACTATCCGACAGACACAGCAGCATCAGGCTACGTGAGCGCGGGCCACGAGTCGGGCGGCGCGTTCGAGGTTGTGGCGTTCGCGTGCTTCGAAGGATCGCAGCATGGCGATGCGGCGCATCCGTTCGGCTTCGATGTTCGCCACGGTCTTGTCGTAGGTGTATCGGTTCGGCATGGTCGTTGTTCTCGCATTCCTGGTCGGGCCTAATCACCGTGATTAGGTTCGGTCGGTCGGGGTCGGTTGTCGGTTGGCCTAATCAGCGTGATTAGGGTGAATGATCGAACATACGTTCGGATGACGTGAATCGAACATACGTTCGGCGGTCCGATGCTGGCACTAGAGGCCAGAGGCCACCAGGCCTGCCAGGCCAGAGGCCACTAGAGGCCCGCTAGAGGCCCGCTATCGGTTGCCCTGGTGTCAGGGTGCGGGCCGATCAATGCCAGGCCCACCAGAGGCCCTAGACAGGCCAGAGGCCCTAGGCCCGAACATGACGAACGGCCCGCACCCTGTCAGGGTGCGGGCCGTTGGCCTCTGGTGATAGTGCAGGCCCCTGGCCTGCCCTGGTGTCACTTGCCTTGGCTCGCCTCTTCCTTCAGGGTCTGGGCCTGCTTGAGCAGAGCAGAGGCAACCTTGACCATGCGGTCAGGATTATTCCCGACACTCTTCGCCACCGTGGCCGCAATTCTGCGAGCATTGAAGCGGGCCTTACTGGCCTTGCGGGCCTCGCTGGTCTGGCCGAAAGCGCGTCCGTTGGTGCACCAGGTCACCAGGCCCACCAGTGTCGGACTATCGTCGCGCTCACGGGCCTCGCTGACGTACGTTCCGACATCGGCGGCCACGTCTCGGCCTTCAAAGGCCTTGAACAGAGTAACGGCCCTGGTGTACGTGGCGAGGCGGACAGGCTGACTCTTGCCAGTCTCGGCACACCAGGCCTGGAACGTGGCGCGGTCTCCATGCTCTGCGGCAATCGCGAATCCGCGAGCAGAGAGGCCTGACAAATGAACGTGACTGCCTGCCGATGCCAGGGCAGAGGCCACAGTCACCATGGAACGTGCCTCACTGGTCTCGGCCTTGCGGACATCGGCTCGGCCTGCCTTGACGTGCCGTTCCAGGGTCTCGGCCTTGCGGGCCTCTTCGACCTCACCTTGTGCCTTGATCGTAGTTGTATCGGGTGACTTTGCCATGACTGGCCTCTCGCTTTCATATTGGCCCCTAATCGCTGGTGATTAGGTGCGGGATGGGTTTGCGATTGCGACCCTATATAACACCAGAAGCCTGTCAATACCCCGAGCCACTATTGTAACATGACTGTAACATAACGTGCGGACTATGGATGCACCAGGCCCGCAACTAAGGGTGACACCAGAGCCTAGGCATAGGCGGTCGTTTCACGTGCCCAATGGTCACCGCATCGCACTATGGGCGCGCTCTGTGCTCGCACTGTCCACGGTTGCGCTCGCTCCGTCTCCCCTGGTGAGGCTACATAATGGGGATTAGATAGCGAGTTATCCACAGGCCGCCGCAGGGGGGTGGGGGTACGGGGGGGTGGGGTATAGATCATAGAAAGAGACGTAGAGGGACCCGTCTGTTTGTATATCGCCGCTTTAGTTTGGCGGCTAGTCGTCGGGTTCTAGGACGATTAATGCTGTTATCCAGAGTGCGATGACTGCTATTAGGGCTAAATCATTCATCGGTGCCCCAGGATTCGGGCGTGGTGAAGTCTCCTGGGATGCGTCCCGCTTTGCGCCCTATGGTGAGGCATTCGGGGTGAATCATGTGGCGTGCCACTGGCCCTGTTGTGCGTTCCCATCCGTCTCCGATGGTGTGCCCGCACAGTGTGGTGTCATCGTCGTAGCAGGGGTGGAGGGTTCGGTGGCCTCGTTTGCGTACGAGCTGCCAGCCGTGCCACACGGCCTGCTTGTCCCACAGGCTCATGTGTCTGTGTCTGCCGCTGGCAGGTTGACGCGCACGTAGGCCCCGAAGATGGTGAGTGCTTCGCAGCGGTGACAGACTTCGAGGTCTGGGTCGGTGAGACGGACGGGCCGTCTGATTTGGAGTGCGCCGTCTATGTATTGGGCGTGTTGCGCGATCCAGCAGGCTTCACAGATGGGGGCGTTGATCCACGGCATCAGGGTGTGTCTTCTGTGTCTGCCGTGCGGACGATGCTGTAGCCCGCATCGCTGAGGGCGGTTTGGGCCATTGAGGCGACTCGGTACAGCATGCGTCGTGAGACGTGTGCTGTGATCTGATCGAGGTTCCATCCGCCTGCTTTGAGGTGTTCGTGGACGGCTCCCAGGTCTACTGGTTCGGGGAACACGTCGGTGGGGTACACCTGGGCTGCGATGGACGCGATCACTTGGCGGGGTGTCGGCTGTTGGGGCATGCCGTCACGTTACCGCGCTGTGTCTGCCGTGTGCTGAGGGGGGCGGGCCACTTTCGCTTCGCTGCGTGTCCCGCTCGCTGTGTCTGCCGATTGCTCGGTCGGGGAGCCTGGTGTGTTGGGCTCCCCTCCCTCTTTACCTTTCAGGTCGATTCGTTACACGAATCGCAGTAAGAGGCAGGGAACGTTTATCAACAGGGGTGTGGATAAACGCCTGGGATTCCCTGCCGTTTCCGCCGATCACGTAACAGTTCGCGCTTGATAAGTATGGACGATCGTGTGCTCGATGACCCGCGGCACCAGGCTGTTCTTGACTGGGTGACCACGGCCCCAGCTCAGCGAGACCCGAAGACGCAATCCGCCTTGGCGGATTCGTTGGGTGTCGCGCCCCGCACGATCCGTGATTGGCAGGCTCGTGACGATTTCAGGGCGGCATGGAAAGCGCGTGTTGATGCGCTGGCTGGCTCACCTGAGCGAACACAGATGCTGCTCGATCAGTTGTTCAGTGATGCGACCGACGTGTTCAACGACAAGCGCGTGCAGGCGGCAAAGCTGTATTTCGAGGTCACGAAGGCGATTTCGCCTCCTGACATCAACGTGAATGTGACGTCTCGGCGGGCACAGGACCTGACCGATGATGAGCTGAGCGCCATGATCGCTGGCGGTGCTTCCGAGCTGCTTTCGAAGCGCAGTGGGGACGTCTAATGACGGGCGTGAAGGCACGCGTCGGTGGGTTGGGTTTGCTCGATCAGGCGACCCGTCGCTCAATACTGCTGCGTCCGTCGGCGGTTTGGGCGGATGAAGACGCAACGGCGGGTGGCGGGTTTGTGGGCGGACGCTGGATCACGGAGGGCGGGGATTATCTCGTCACCGAGGGCGGCGACTACATCAACTTCCTCTAGGTAACTAAGGCGTACTAATGGCAGATGTGGAAATCAGCGACCTCCCGTCGGGAACACCGACATCGGCCGATCTGGTCCCGATTCAGCAGAGCGGAGTGGCGAAGCGGTCGACCATTGCGTCGATCCTTGGGCTCCTTTCGGGCACATATCATGCCGTCGGCGGCACAGATGTGCCATTGACCGATGGCGGTACTGGGGCGTCTACGGCGGCTGGTGCTCGCACAAATCTTGGTTTGGTGATCGGTACGGACGTCCAAGCGTTCGACGCTGTTCTGGCTGGCACTACGGCGTCGTTCACGACGGCGGACGAGACCAAGCTGGATGCGATTGAGGCTGGTGCGACGGCCGATCAATCCGACGCAGAGATCGAAACCGCATACAACAACCAGGTCAGCGTTGTTTCCCAGGCGGAAGCCGAGGCTGGCGTGGCTACGACGCCTCGCCGATGGACGGCTGAGCGTATTGCTCAGGCGATTGCGGCACTGGAAACTGCGGGTGGTGCCACGAACCTGACGTGGACGGCGAGTACCTCAACGGTGGCGTCCGATACGGGCACGGATGCGGTCATTACCGCTGTGGACGGCGTGAACCCTGGGCTCATGTCGGTGGCTGACAAGTCGAAACTTGATGGGATCGAGGCGGCAGCCGATGTGACCGACGCCACGAATGTGGCGGCGGCAGGCGCATACATGACGGGCGGCACCGACGTGCCGATCACCGACGGTGGTACGGGAGCTTCCACAGCATCTGGTGCGCGGACAAATCTTGGGGTCGCCATAGGTTCTGATGTCCAGGCGTGGGCCGCCGTGCTGGATTCCACCACGGCGTCATACACCACTGCGCTTAACTCGAAACTGTCGGCCATCGAGGCTGGCGCTACAGCGGATCAGTCGGACGCAGAGATCGAGACGGCGTACAACAATCAGGTGTCGGTTGTTTCACAGGCGGAAGCTGAGGCGGGTGTGGCCACGACGCCTCGCAGATGGACGGCGCAGCGGGTGGCCCAGGCAATCGCAGCGCTCGAAACTGGGGGAGCGTCGGCGATCAACGACTTGTCGGACGTGGTGATTACCACCCCGTCAACAGGGCAGGTCATCAAGTACAACGGCACCACGTGGATCAATGATACCGACGCAACAGGCGGCGGTGGCGGCCCACTAGAGGACGCCACCGATGTGACGGTGACGTCGAAGGCGACGGGCGACATTCTGCGCTGGAACGGTACTGCGTGGGTTGATTACGCTGATTCGAACTACGCAGCGGCTGGACACAACCACGCAGGCGTATATCAGCCTCTAGCGACGGTCCTGACGAACACAACTGCGTCGTTTACCACCGCACAGGAAACGAAGCTGAGCGGGATCGAGGCCAGCGCTGACGTCACAGATACTGCGAATGTGACGGCGGCTGGCGCGTTGATGGATTCCGAGGTCGACGCCAATGTTAAGACGTTGACGCTTCCAGCGGCGACGACGATATCGGCGTTCGGTGCATCGTTGATTGACGATGCTTCTGCCGCCGCAGCCCGCACCACGCTCGACGTTGACCAAAGCGGTACCGATAACAGCACTAATGTGACGTTGGCGGGCACGCCCGATTACATCACGATTGCTGGCCAGGTCATTACCCGCAATCCGATCGACTTGACGACGGACGTGACGGGCGATTTGCCTCTTGCCGATGGTGGCACGGGTGCGTCGACCGCCGTGCAGGCGAGGACGAACCTGGGGCTCGGCTCGTTGTCGACGGCGAGCACGATCAACGACGCGAACTGGTCGGGCACGGACCTGGCTATTGCGAATGGCGGTACGGGCGCTTCCACCGCTGCGGGGGCGCGTACCAATCTCGGCTTGGCGATCGGCACGAACGTCCAGGCGTACAACGCCGCTACGGCGCTCACGACGAATGTGGTCACGATGGTGAACCACGGAGCAACGGCGGGCACTGCCCGTCCAACTGGGTACGCAATGGTCATCTGGTACGGGTCGGTTGCGCCGACAAATGCGACGGCACCTGACATCGTGATCCGCACGGACGAGGCGGTCTAATGGTTGCCCCCAACGTCGCAGGCACACCCACGTCTGGTGGTGGTGGGTTCGGTAACCAGTCGGTCAACTATCCCGCTAGTCACGCCGCTGGAGAGCTGTTCCTGCTGTATGTGGTGGGATTCCACTACGGCACCGTAGGCACGTTCGCAGCTAGCGGTTTCACCGAGTTGGGTACCCACGTTTGGACTGGTCCCGTCGATGGCTCTGATTGGCGAATGAGCTGGTTCGGTCGTATTCGGACTGGCTCCGAAGGGTCAAGCGTTACGGTAACGCAATCACAGTCGGCATACATGAATGTCGGCATGCTGCGTATCGCTGATGCTGACGTGTCGGGGACGATAACTGCCGCGGTGGACGTCACGCCGACCGTGACTGGGAACGGTCGAGGCGCAACGGCGACGATGGTGCAGACCACCACCGTGACAAATGATGCCACGTATTTCGCGCATGGCACACCATACGACAACGCTTTCAGTTCCACGCCGTCTGGTTTCACGCAAGAAGTGTCCGACTCAAATGCTCAGCGCATTTGGTCGAAGGAGATGGCAAGTGCGGGGGCTACTGGCACGCCCACGATGTCCCTGTCGGGCACCGATGACTGGATGGTTCATGGTATTGCGATCAAACCTGCTGGCGGCGGCGGGGGCTGGGATGGTTCGTTTATTCGTCTCGCCAACGGAAACCTGGCTCGCGTCCGAATGGCCAACGGTGACGCAGCGTCGGTGAGGCTCGCCAACGGCAATCGACTGTAATGACGATTCCGTTTGATGAGCTGTTGGAGGAACGTGAGTGGCGACGATGTGCGCCCGACTGGGCGACGTCTACGTTGGCGGAGAAAGTCGAAGCGTTCGACTATTTCTGTCGGAAGTATTGGACCATTCGGCATCCCGAACGAGGCCGCATTTCGTTCGATCTGCGCGAAGCACAGTTAACGACCGTCGAGTCGTGGATCGCAAATCGCTATTCGATTGTGTTGAAGGCTCGGCAGATCGGTTTCTCGACGCTCGCAGCGGCGTACTCGGTGTGGCTTTCATGGTTCTATGAGGACCGCCATGTCATCATGCTTTCCCGCACAGAGCGTGATGCGATCAAGCTGCTGGAGAAATCGAAGTACGGGTTCAAGGCGTTGCCGTCGTGGTTTCGTGACCGTGGCCCGTTGTATGACATGAGACAAACTTCGATCACTTTCTCGAACGAGTCGAAGATCGAGTCACTACCTAGTGGGAATGACCCCGCTCGCGGCGAATCGGTGTTCCTGGTGATCGTTGACGAGTGGGCCTTCCTGCCGAACCCCGACGAGGCTTGGGCGTCCATCGAGCCCATCGCTGACGTCGGCGGTCGAGTCATAGGGCTGTCCACCGCAAATGGCGAAGGCAACATCTTCCATACGCTGTGGCAGGGCTCCAAAGGGTATGGCAATGGAACCAATCGGTTCCATTCCCTGTTCTTTCCGTGGTGGGCAGGCGACCGCGACGATGACTGGTACGAAGCCAAGAAGCTCGATTTGGCCGACTGGCAGTTGGCTCAAGAATACCCGTCTGATCCAGAAGAGGCGTTCCTACGTTCAGGCCGTCCCGTATTCAACATCGACACACTGCGTGAGATCGAGACCGTTGAGCCTCGCCGTGGCGACTTGTTGAGCGGCGAGTGGGTCGAGTCGAAAGACGGATCGCTCAGGGTGTGGGAGGAACCGCGTCCGAAGGCTGTGTATGTGATTGGCGCTGACGTAGCTGAGGGCTTGGAACATGGCGACTATTCGTCGGCGCACGTCATCGACGCCCGCAACAATCGTGTCGTGGCGCACTGGCACGGCAAAGTTGATCCAGACCAGTTCGGCTCTGTCGTGCTGGCCGAGTTGGGACGGTGGTACAACGATTGTTTGATCGGCGTGGAGTCCAACAACCACGGGTTGACCACGTTGAAGTTCCTCCAGCTCGTCGGATATCGCAACATATATCGAGAGCGACGGCACACCCAACAGAACCCCGAGAAGTCCCAGGCGCTCGGTCATCGCACCACTCAAACGTCGAAGCCTTTAGTTGTAGATGCGCTTGGCGCAATGCTGCGTGACGGCGAACTGCAAGTCTGGTGTGCGGACACGATCCAGGAGTTGAAGACGTTTCGTCGTGACGGCAGGGGCCGCATGGAGGGCTCACCGTGGGACGATCGAACCATGTCTCTGGCCATCGCGGTGTGGATGCTGCGGTATGTGTGGCTCCCCGAATACGCGTCGAAGCCTGAACCTGGTCCTGGGACGATGGGATGGCTGGAGAAACAGCTCTACGGCGACCCGAAACCATCGAATCAGCGTCGAATCGGCGAGTATTCCGTCCGCATGACCCCATAACGGGTAACAAACCGCCCATATAAGTATGGGGCCAGTTTGTTGCGCGTGTGGCGCGCTGATTGCCGACGCCGACGAGAACAGCCTGAGACACGGTGAATGCTTCAAATGCCGCATTCAGGGCATCCGTTTCACGTTTGTCGGTGGCGGCGGGTACGGGCGGGAAACATTCCACAACGGCACCACAGCCGAGTTCGATCGCAGCATACGCGATGGAGCGAAGGCGAATGGGATCGAGATAGATCGGGCACCCCGTTGATTCTCTGGACCAACATTATTCTTTCGGCAGCCGCTGCCACAGCCAACGCATGGGGCGCATACATGCTCACGGGAGTGGTGAGAGTCAAATATCTCCTGGTCTCCGTGCTCGCAACCACGTACTGCGCCGCCTACATCTGGCTTCATTTCAATCCAGACAGCGTAGCCGAATGGTCGGTCGCATTGCGGCCACTCAGCATCGTGACATGGATCGCAGCGTGGATAGTAGGCCCATTCATCATGGTGTTCTACGTGCACCGTGCGGCCCGTGGCATCGTGACCGTGATCGAGGACGTCGTGAGCGATGAATAACTACATCACTCTGCTAGCCGCGATCATTGGTTCTGGCGCGATCGCAACCGTGATCGTCGCCTACATGGGCAGAGACAAGACGACGGCAGAAGCTCTGGTAGCTCACGCCCAATCGAAGGACATTCTCACCCAAGCAACGGAACGGGCAGTGTCGATCCTTTCAGATCAGCTTGAAGCAGCGCGTAAACGCATCGATGACCTAGAAGCTGAGGTTGCTGCGCTTCATCGCGAGATCGAACGGCTCATTCGACAGCTCGACGTGGTGACGAAAGGCAAGCGTGATTAAGAACGTATGGCTCAACGCCCCTGGGCGCGTGATCGCATTCGTGGAAGCGGTCCTGGCGCTCGTGATTGCATTTGGTCTACAGCTCTCAGGCGAACAGGTCGCCGCAATCGTGGCTGTAACCACGATGGGGCTCGGCCTCCTGACCGACAAAGTTGCCGTCTCGCGAGAGGCGCTCAACGCATTGGCAGAAAGGGGCGACCAATGAAGCGCAGTTCGTCATGGGCGTAACGACAGGGGATAGGCATGCCGAGACCTAAGAATGCCGACGTACTGTCGGCATACAAGAAAGAAGTCGGCCGCTCCATTAAGTGGCGGAAGCACGAAGATTACGACAAGCTGTGGCGGCGAATGATCGACCTGTATCGCGGTCGGCATTACGACGCAGCCACGAAGACTGATCGAATCGTCGTCAACATGGCGTTCGCCACCATCAACGTGGTGTCGCCCGCCGTCGCAGTCAACCACCCGAAGATCGCGGTCAATGCTCGCAGGCCCGACGACGCCCCCCAGGCCGTCATCGCCGAAGAGGTCCTCAACTACGAGTGGCGGCGCAACGAGTTCCAAGAGCAGGTCAGGCGCGCCGTCGATGACCAGCTCATCATCGGCCACGGTTGGGTGAAGGTCGGCTACAAGTACGTCCAGTTACCCTCTGTGCCCGCCGTCGAGCCCGACGACAACGATCCTGAGATCGAGGTCGAAGGGAAAGAAGACAAGGCGGACCCCAGCACCGAAGTCACCCAAGTGGTGACGGAGGATCGGCCGACGTTGGAGCGGGTTTCACCATTCGATGTGTTTGTTGATCCCGACGCTCGAAACCAGCAGGAACTTCGGTGGATCGCGCAGCGAATCCGCCGACCGTTGGCCGACGTCAAGAAAGACAAGCGTTACAACGCCAAAGCACGCAAAGACGTGCAGGCCACCTTTGGGTCCAAATGGGAGGACGACGAGCGGCCGACACACGGGCAGGAGTCGTTGTCCGATCCTAATGGCTACGTTGAGGTTTGGGAATGGTGGGATTTGAAGACGGGGAGTGTGTGCACGTTCACCCGTGACGCTGAGCACTTCCTGATTGCCCCCCGTCCGTCGCCGTATCCGTTTACGCATCCGTTCTTGATGTTGCGAAACTACGAAGTGCCCGACGAGTTCTACCCTATGGGTGAACTTGAGGCCATCGAAGTATTGCAGCACGAGTTGAATGCGACACGCACACAGATGTTGAACCACCGCAAGAGGTTCTCACGCAAGTGGGTGTATCGGCGCTCTGCGTTTGATGCTGACGGCATCGCTCAGTTGGAATCCGACGAAGACAACCTAATGGTGCCCATCGAGACTGACGATGACCCGAGCAAAGTCATTTCCCCGATGCCAGCGGTCATCACTCCGCCAGAGTTCTACAACCAGTCCGAGATGATCCAGAACGACATCAACACGGTAACCGCCGTGTCGGAATATATGCGTGGCTCGATGCCCGACATTCGTCGCACAGCGACGGAAGCGGCCATGTTGCAGGACGCTCAGAATGCACGGTCGGCTGACAAGCTGGCAAAGGTCGAGCGAAGCTTGGGCCACATTGCCGAAAGAGTCATGCAGGTCCTCCAGACCTTCTTGACGGGTGAGCATGTCGTGCGCCTGGTGGGTCAGGGTGCGAGTCCGATGTGGGTGTATTACGACCGCGACTATTTGGCTGGCGAGTTCGACTTTGAGGTCGAGGCGGGTTCCACTCAGCCGCAGAACGAGTCGTTCCGTCGCCAGTCCGCATTGCAGATGGTTGATGCCTTGGCACCGATGGCCGAAGTAATCAATCTGCCGCAACTTGCCATGTATGTGTTGCGATACGGATTTGGCATTAAGAACCCTGATGCGTATGTGATGGAACCGCAGGCACCAGGACCAGAGGGCGTGGGTGGCCCAGTGGAGGAACCCGCTGGGCTGCCCGCGCTCCCGCCAGGGGTGGCGTAAGTGACGATCGCCACCGTCACAGCGGACCAGAAGATCAGTGCGACGTGGGGTAACTCTGTTGCAGCCGCTATCAACGGGGCGTCGAGGATCGGCAGGTACACGGCGTCAGCTTTCGGCGTCCCAACCGCTTCAACTACGAACATTGATTTGTCGGTCGATTACGACCCTAACTCGTGGTTTGCGAGTGGGGCGACCGTCACCCCGACCGTGGCAGGCTATTACCTTGTTTCGGGCGCGTTCACGTTCACTGGTGGTTTCGCAGCGACGGACAGGTTGGCGTGCTTCATCCGCAAGAACGGCACGCAGTTTGTGGGCGTGGAGGGCTATGCGGGATATTCCGCCCCGAGGCGCAATCTGGCCCATGTTGTCTACCTGGCTGGTACGGACACGGTGAGCCTGGCCGTGTATCAGGCGTCTGGCGCGTCTCGGACGGTTGATGCTTCCCTGGCGGTCGTGCAGATCACATTCGGTTAGCCGTTTCCATGCGGGTTGGGCCGATTCGCGTAACAGATTGCACATATCTCATAGAGGCCAAGAGCAACCGAAAGGACTCGACAGTTGCCTACGTTTGAAGAAGCCCTATCCGATGATGGGGCAAATACCCTCACAGAAGACCCCGCCGTTGACGGTGGACAAGTTGCAGATGAGGGAGCCACCGATAGTGGCGCAGAATCACCGAACTATCTCGACCTGGAAGCCAACCGAGACGCTTACGTCAAGGTCACGGTGGATGGGGAGGAACTGGACGTTCCGCTCAATGAGGCTCTTGCGGGGTATAGCCGTCAGGCTGATTACACCCGAAAGACGCAGGAGCTAGCACAGCAGCGGGAACAGTTGCAGTATGCGGAGGCGCTGGCGACAGCGTATGACCGTAATCCCGAAGAGACCGTTCGGTTGCTTGCTCAACAGGCTGGCATCACACTCAACCAGGCTCGCGCACAGGTACAAGATGCACAGGAGCAGGTTGAACAGGATGATAGTTGGCTAGACGGAGCGGTCGATCCTCGTCTTTCGATGCTGGAGGAAAGAATCCAGCAGTTCGAAGTGGCGCAGGCTCGCACCGATCTTGAGCGCACTATCGGCACCTTGCAGGACCGCTACGGAGATGACTTCAATCCAAACGAAGTCGTAAACGCAGCGATCGCCGCAGGCTCAACTGACCTGGAAGCCGTTTACAAACAAATGGCGTTTGATCGTTTGTTTGCACGGACCGCCGCTCAAGGTGATGCCGAGGAAGCTCGACAAGCCGCAGAAGCGAGAGCCACCGCCGCTAAGGCTGCGGTCGGCGAGGTAGTCCAGTCGGGTGGTTCTGCGGCGGGAGCTGGGAGCGAGTCAGGCACAACTCCCACAACTGTAGCGCAGGCGATAGCGATGGCTGAGGCCGAGCTGGGCCTGTCGCTCTAAGACGAAAGCCCTAAGGGGGGGCCGTGTCGAACGCAAACTTCACCACCATTCTGAGCACCACGCTCAACAACTATCGCAAGTCACTCACCGACAACGTATTCGCAGACCGCCCGCTCAGCCGTTGGCTGATGGAGAAGAAGCGGACTCGGATGCTGTCGGGCGGCGTCAAGATCGTAGAGCCGCTCATTTATGCGGCTGGCAGCTCTGGCTCGTACAGCGGCTACGACCAGATCACGATTACGCCGCAGACTGGTTTGACCGCCGCCGAGTTTGACTGGCGTCAGCTCTATGCGACCATCGCCATTTCTGGTCTGGAAGAGGCACAGAACAACGGCAAGGAAGCGATCATCAACCTGCTTGAAGCGAAGATCATGCAGGCGGAAGAGACGCTCAAGGATGCTGTCAACGTCATGCTGTTCGGCGACGGCACGGGCAATACCAACAAGGAATGGCTTGGGGTTGATGCCCTGATCGGTGACGCCACTACGGGCGTCACGACGGTCGGCAACATCGACGCCACGGCGCAGGCGTACTGGCGGTCGACGGTGCTAGCCAACGGCGGCACGCCCCGTGCTCTGACGCTCGACTTGATGCGTAATGCGTACAACTCGTCCAGCAAGGGCAACGACGTCATCGACGCCATCTTCTGCACGCAGGTCAACTTCGAGGATTATGAGGCGCTGCTCACGCCAAATGTCCGATATCAGGACGTGAAGTCGGCAAACTCGGGCTTCATGAACCTGATGTTCAAGGGTGCACCTGTCTTCTATGACAACGATTGCACTGCGGGCAGCATGTACGGGATCAACTCCAAGTATCTGACTCTGGTCGGCCACTCGGATCGCTGGTTCAAGAACAGTGGTTTCTCGGACAACCTGGCGTCGAACAACGCGTCGAGCGGTGCGTCCGTCGTGGCTGACGCTCGGTATGCGCTCATCACGGCGTACGGCAACCTGACGGTCAGGAATCGTCAGCGCCAGTTCCGCATTGATGACCTGGTGACCACCTAGTCAGTAGTAGGCGAAAGTTGAGAGCGGGGTCGGGGCAACGTGGCCCTGGCCCCGCTCTTGCTATTTGGAGGGAAGTATGGCTTACGAGGCCGTTGAAACCGCACTGGTTAGTTCGTTCTACGGGGCTCCTGCCGACGTGACGACGCCGACTCAATCTGTCAACGGTATCGAGGTTGCACTTGTGAAGCTGTCCGACGCACCGCTGCCCTATGAGGGTGACAAGCGCAGTGAGAAGAAATGCGTAGCGGACGAGAACACGTGCGAGGGTTGGAAAGCGAAGGGCACGCCGTACTGCATGGGGCATTTGCGGGCGATGGCGAAAGATCAGAAAGCCGCGAGGGGTGAATAGGTGAACCTTCAAGAGTTACGAGACGCCGTAAGGAACCAGCTTGACACCGACGAGACGGAAGTCCCGAATACTCTGGTCGACTTGTTTCTGAGGGACGCTTACAACCGCACCATGCAGCTTGAGGAACGATGGCCCTTCTTTCAGTCATCGTGGTCGTTGGCGTCGTCGCCGCTGAACAACGAATACGCCAGAGATAGCACGATTTCTAATCTGGTCCAGGTGTTTGATGCGACGGGCGACTTTGTGCTCGCCCAACTAGACCACGTGCTCGCCGCCCAAGCGTACGGTGATGGCACGACAATGAGTGGCACACCGCATTACTGGTCGGAGTGGGGCGGCAACATCTATTTGTGGCCGACACCTTCGGAGGCTCGTTCGTATTCGATGATCGGCTACCGCAGGCCGCAGGATTGGATCGCGTCGGGCGCATCGGCGGAAGTCGATGCGGACGAGCGCTTGCACCTTCCGTTGTTCTACTACGCGACATCGCTCGTGTATGCACAGCAGGAAGATGAGCTGCTCGAAGCAATGTATATGACCCGCTATCAGCAGTCGGTGAACCAGGCACGCAATGATATCATGCGGGTGCCGCAGCATCGGCCACTAGTGATGAGTCGTGGTCGCCCGTATGTGTCGCAAACAGTGACGTTGGACGCTCCGTAATATGGCCAACCGCTTGCAGCCTCTCAACTTGAGTGATTTCACGGGTGGCTTGAACTTGCGTTCCGATCCGTTCCAGATCGCAGAGAACGAGTCACCCGACATGCTGAACGTCGAGGTCGACCCTTCTGGTGGCGTTCGGTCTCGACGTGGGTGGACTCGGTGGAATACGACTGCGATCACGGGTGGAACGTGGGACCCGCGAGCGATGCATGTGTGGGAACAGTCCAGTGGTGTTCATCGAGTCTTGTTGGCGAATGACGGCGACGTCTACGCCGCGACGGCTGGCACGTTCGCTGTCCTTTCGAACGGCGTCGGCAACCTGGTAGCCGACGCAGCGCCTCATGGTGCTGCTTTCGCCGAATGGGGCGACACAATCTACATTGCGTGTGGTTCCGACAATCAGGCGGCGTCGTGGTCTGGTACTGGTTCGGCCACGCTTCTGGCGGCTTCTGGCCCAACCTGGCAGAACGACAAGACAGCTCCGATCGGTGGCTATTTCCCGCAAGCCGATCTTGCCGTGACGCACGTCAACTATATGTTCGTTGCGGGCACCGAAGAGGACGGGACCAAATACCCGAACAGGGTGCGGTTCTCGCATCCCAACGCTCCAACCGATTGGGCAGAGCTGGATTACGTCGACATCTTGGATGGTGGCGGGCGAATCACGGCATTGGTCTCGTTTCAAGACCATTTGTTGATCTTCAAACAGAATTCTGTTTGGGCGCTGTACGGTTACGACGACACGAACTTTCAGTTGGTTAACGTGACGCAGAGTCTCGGAGCGTGGTCGGCGCAAACTGTCGCCACGTCGGGGCAAGGTGCGTACTTCTTTAGTTGGCCAGAGGGTGTGTATGAGTACCGCCCATCCGAGGGCATCTTTGAACGATCGGTTCAGTTGAAACCGATCTTTCGGGATGGTTCGTTCAATCCGAGCGCGCTCGATGAGACGTGGCTCGGGTACATCAATAACAGACTTTGGTTCGGGGCTCCGTATTCGACGCTCACGTCGGCGGACACAGCCAAGGTGGTGTTTGTGTGGGACCCGCTGCTGGATGCTTGGACGAAGTTCCAGTGTCCAAACGGGTGTGCCTTGGGGCCGTTTGGGCAGGGGCATGGAGGGTTGGGTGAGTTTCCGCTGGCGGCTCATCGTGAGGTTGCGTTCGTTGTTTCTCTTGATGAGACCGCTTCGGCGTTGGATGATTTGAACGGGACGCCGACTGGATTCTCGACTCTTTATGCGACTCGCTGGTTGGATGCTGGTTGGCCGACCTCGAAGAAGTCGTGGAGACGTCCTGATTTCGTGGTGCGTGAGGCATCCGCTCAGTACGATTTGCAGGTTGATGTGTACCGTGATTACGACGAATCTGATCTGGATTCGTCGTATGTGATTACGGTTGACACTGGTTCGTCGGGCGTTACCTGGAACGATGGAGTCACTCTGTGGGGTGCTGCGGGGGTCACTTACGGAAGGGCTCCATCGGGTTCTCGTGTGACGCGGGGTAGAACGATTGGTTTGGCCCGCTCTGTTCAGGTCCAGTTTCGCGGCGAGGTTGGCAAGGTTTGGGCCGTGAATGCGGCCGTCATGAAGTACATCATGCGGAGGTTTCGATAATGGCTATCCCATTGACAGGGTTGACTCAGATTTCGAATGGTGATGCGCTTGACGCTGTGCCTGTGGACGGAAACTTTGATGCGATCACGTCTCATATCAACACAGAGATGATTGCGCGCGACGGCAGTGTTGCAATGACGGGCCAGTTGTCGCTTGTCGGTGACCCGTCGTCGGATTCCGATGCGGCTCGGAAGGCGTATGTTGATGCTCAGGGTACGTCGAGCGTGACCGCTCGGTTCACCCGTGGCTCGAACTATGCGCTCACGAGTTCTGTCCGCTACGACGTGGAGTACGAGCTGGAGACGAATGACACGGATGGCTGGTGGTCGTTTCCAGGCACCACGTTGACGTGCCCCGCTGATGGCATTTATGCGGTGGTGCTGTATTTGGACACTAGTATTCCAGTCGGCGGAGATGTCGATTGTTGGTTGTATCCGTCGGATTCAGAGTTCACGCAGCAGCAGCCTGAGTCGTATTTGCTCTATGCAACTCAGCGCGACAACGGTGTGTTCAGTTACCCGCAGATCGATCGCTCGTTGTATCAGCTTTCGAGTGGTGGCGTCTTCCGTATCAATGCTGGCAACGCATTCAAGTTGGGTGTTTACACGCCTGGTACGGCAACGGTTCAAGACGCTCAGGTAATCATCACGCGCATTGCGCTGCTGTAAGAGATTCGGTAGGTGGGTAGATGGCTGTAGATACGAGCGTTTACGAACGAGCGAGGCGGGGCGTCAATGACCAGTACGCAGCGAACGCCTCAACTAATGCGTACGCGCGCACTCTTTCGCAGAAGCGGGGCTCTCGTCAGCTCGGAGACTATTCACGCCAGTTTGGGCGCAACACGCCACGGTTTGTTGCATCGTACGGGCGGCGTGGTTTGGCGGGTCCTGGTGTGCAATCGGGCGTGTACGAGCAAGCCATGCAACGTTACGTGTCGGACTATTCTCGGGGCCGCAACGACGTCGTGCAGGACTATGCCGATCAGAACAGGCAGTACGACATGGCGGATGCGCGTTTCCAGTCTGAACGGCAGCGCGCGCTCGCTGACATTGAGATGGCGAAGCAACGTGAGATTGCGATGGCGGCCTTGAACATCAAGCAGTTGCGCCCATTGATCGGAGGATAAGAGATGCCAGTCGAGTTTGGTAACTACGGGACTCAGCCGAAGAAGAAGAGGTCGAAACCAGCCGTATCACCCACGCGCAGCACGCGCTTTCGGGAGATCAATAATGCTGGCACAGATGTGGGCTTTCCGAGTCGTGAGAGTTTGGACGAGGCCACGAAGCTGACCCTCCAGTATGGTTTGGGTTCCAACCAGCCTAATCCGTTCACGAATCCCCAGCCCGCGGCGTCACCCGCGAGCGGCTACAGCTACGGCTATGGGCGTGGCGGCGGGGGTGGCGGTGGCGGCGGCGGGCCGTCGACCGACTTCAAGGGCCAGGTCGACTTCCTGACACAACTACTGAACAGCGGGGCGTATGACCCGTCGAAACTGGACTACACCGACAAGGCGAAGCGCCGCAAGTACGTTCGTGACAACGCCATTTATGGGCGTGTCGCCCAGGGTGTGTCCGCCGATCGTGCGAACGCTCGCTCAGCGTATGACACGCTCGACCAGTACCTGGCCAACGTGGGTCCGAATCCGTATGTTGGGGCGAATCGCACGGCGGCCCCACGGGCCGACGTGTCTCTGTTGAATCTGTTGTCGTCTCAGGGTGTTGATCCGTCCGCATATCAGGCTGAGGCTTATTCTCTCCAGCGGCAGGGGCAGGGGTCGAGTGACGTGTTCGATCGCTTGCTTGCGACGTTGGCGATGAATGAGCGGTCATCGAGGCAATCCCGTCAGGCCGAGTCGCAGCAGGCTCGCACGTTCGCTGATCGTGAGCTGTCAGCGCAGAAGTTGGGCTTGGACACTGCGCTCGACTTGAGGGAGCAGGCACGTCGTCAGGCAATCGAGGATCAGAACTTTGGGATCGATCAGTCGGAGCTTGCGCGTCAGCGGCAAGTGCAGGACGCGAACGCACAGTTGGCGTTGCAGGCTCAGCAGGCGAAGTTGGCGCTCATTCAACAGTTGTCGACGTTGGCTGCTCAGGGGAGCGTCGATCAACCGACGCTTGAGGCATTGGGGATTCGGTAATGGATCAGGAACTGTTGATGAATCTTCTTGCACAGTTGTTGCAAGCACAGCCGAGCGTGAAGGACGGCGAGGTCGAGCCGTACGATCTGGGCTACCAGAAGGACGTCGGCAACTATTTGCAGGATCAGTCCGATTTGCTTTCTGACCCGATCTTCTTGGCGATGTCGGAAGGCGGGTTTGATCCCGCTGCGTTCCAGGACGTTCCCGACGGCGAGGAAGTTGTCGAGCGTGAGATGCCGACGCGCCCGAAGTTGGACGCCTATCTGCGCGGCAATCCTGAGTCGTTGTCGACGCAGATTGCTAACGCCATTGCGGCTGGTGGCACGCCCGAAGGCGTGATTGAAGTGTTGAAGTCTCAGCGGGTGATTGATCCTGCCGACGTGGAGGCGGAACGATCAGCGCTGGATTTGGCGGGCACGTTGTTTGATGAGCAAACGTCGTTCGATGACGCGTTGGCGAAGATTCCGAAGGACGAGGACGGCCAGCCGATTCTGCGCGAGGTCAAGCAGAACTATAAGCCTTCGGCTGCGGCGCAAACGTTCCGTGATGCGGCGTTGCCGTTGCCAACTGATCCGTTTCTTGATACGGACTTTGCTCCGAACGTGGAGGACCGTCGTGCCGATTATCGGGGCGCAGTCAGCGAGCAGCGTGCGGCGTCGGATGCGTTGCGGGCCTTGCAGGCCCAGCAGCAGCGTGCGGCGGATGCGCCCGCACCATCGGCGCTCCCTGACTGGCTGACAAATCGGGCGGCAGCTCAGCCGCCGCCAGCAGCGCGCACAGCGCCCGCCGTTCCCGCACGCCCCGACGTCCTGGACGGCGTGCCACAGATGGAGCCCACGCCGTTGGCGACGTTCGGTGATTTCACGAACGGTGCGTTTCAGGACACGGTTGAGGCACAGAACACACCGATGGTCGGCGGCCCGATTTCGCTTTCGTCTGCGCCACGTCAAAGCGGGATCGGTGGGGCGAGCGGTGACGCCCTCGCGGATCGCATTGGACGTATTGCCAACGCGAATCAGCGTGGCCAGGATGATCTTCCGCGACAACTGGCAGCGGCGCAGGCGGCATATGAGCGAGCGCAAGCTAACTCTTCGAAGGTGCTCGGCCAGGGCGCGCGCGATATGACGCGTGCGCGGGTGATGCAACGACTCATGGCGCAGCGCGGCGAAACGCCGTTCAAGCAAGCAATGCTTGCTCGGGCTGGCGGCCTCCGCAGTCTCGGCCTATAAGGGATTTCGATGAACGCTCTTGCCCAGCGTCTAAAGAATATGCAACGTCTCGGCCTACTGGGGCCGCAGGCTGGTCGATCGCCGTCGGTTGTTTCGTACGATCCTGTCGCCCAGGTGAGTCAGGCGCAGCGCACGCAGCAGGCGCGAGAGCTGGCACGCCCGCAGGGCGATCCGTACGACGGCCTTCGGGCGTGGGCAGCGACTCGCCCGCAGCAGGGCAGTGGCGATGGTGGGGGTGTTCTCGGCACTATTCTCAACAACCCGCTCGGTAAGGCTGTCGGCGCAGGCTTGAGCGCTGTGGACGTGCCCCGCCGTGCCGTTATCTCGGGTTTGCGGGAAGGCATCGACGCGTTCGGTTCTGGCGATGCGTCGTTGTCGGATTTCTTTAGTCAGGTTGGCGACGAATCGTTCGGTTTCGGCTCGGTCGTCGGGAACGCCACGGGCAACAAATGGTTGGACCGTGGCCTTGGGTTCCTGGGTGATGTTGCTCTCGACCCGCTGACCTATTTGACGTTCGGTGCGGGCAAGTTCGCTGGACAAGCGGGCCGAGTGGCGGCGACGACACGTTTGGCAGAGGCGGGCGGGGATGCTGCCGCTCTCCAGCGTGTCGGCCGCCTTGGCATCCTCGGGGCTCGGGGCGGCGAACGGGCGGCCATCTTCGATGGAATCAAGGGTGCGGAAAGTCTGGCCGAGCCTGGGCTGCGATTCGCTGGCAAGCGTATTCCTGGAACGGCGGGCGTTGCCCAATCGACGGGCGAAGGGCTGGCACGCTTGCGTGCCCGCATTGGGGACGCGATGCCTCGATCCGTTCGGGACACTCGGGTCCCGCTCGGATTGGAGGACCAGTTCCAGACCTTACGGTCTGGCAGTGGCGACACTCGATCGGCTATTCAGGCCATTACGGGTACGAACACGATGCGCGGCACGGCCCAAAGATTTGACGCTCGTTTCGCTAACGATGCCGACAGGTTGGCTCGGGTCATCAAGAAGGAAGATTCGACTGAGGTCTTCCGCATGCTCGACGGCGAGGTTCCATTGCGGGGTCCGTTGGCGACGAAGGTGCGCGGCTTCTTTGACGAAGTGTTCGGCGAGGCATCGAAGACGGCGAAGGGCTTGAAGTACCGCGAGAACTTTGTTCCGCACCAGTGGACTCGGGAAGCTCGGGAGGCGTTGTCTACGGCTCCTGTTCGCATTGACGGTGTGTCTGTCGATTTGACGGAGGCGACGGGTTCGGGGTTGCAACGCAAGATTGGACCAGGGTCCAAGGTTGAGTTGCCCGATGGTTCAATCGTGAACATCGAGACGGGTTTCGCTTCGGAGATCAATCAGAAGTTGGCTCCGCTGCTTGGCGTTTCGAAGGTCATCGAGGATGATCTGACGCGAGTGTTGAAGCCGTTTGTTAACTCGATGGGCGAGACGGTTGGCCGCGCTCAGATGCTCAAGCGCATCGAGCGCATCGGGACGCCTGGTGCTCAACTGGTCGATGAGATCGATGAGCGGGCAACGGACGCGTTGCGGGCTCGGCGTTTGAATGCCGCGGGGCAAACACAGCGGAGGGGTGGGCGGGACAGGGCCTTCCTGGAGCGCCAGCTCGATCAGGCCGCTCTCAAGGTGCGTAAAGAGGCTGTGGAGGCCGCAGAGAGCCGTACAGGGGCCGCTAAGGAGGCCCTGAGGGCGCTGGGGCTCGATGACGCACAGGCTGGTCGGGCCGAGCGTGGGCTGCGGAATCTGCGTACCAAGGTGCCAGGCCAGTTCGATCAGGACGTGGCAGCGGCCGAGCGTCGTCTGGCCGACCTGGGGACGGAGCGCTCAGCGTCGTTGGCCGACGAGGTTGCCGAGCGGGAAGCGATCGCCCAGGGTCGACGCAGCGGCAAGCTGACAAGGGACCGTGAACGCATTGCAGCGAAGCGGGCGGGGAAGACCCCGCCGTCGGGTCCGATCCCTGAGACGGAGGCGGCTCGGGAAGCGGAGCGGCTGCTGAACGAGCGGGTGGCCCGTCGGGCCACTGAGTTCGATACCCGCTACGACTCGATCAAGGGCTCGATCAGCGAAGCGGAACGACGCGCAGCTCGCGAGGTTGAATCGATCGACGCCGCACGTCGGGTCACGAGGGAACGTGTCATCGGGAACGTTCAGCGTCGTGCTGACGCCGAAGCTGAACTTGAGAACGCTAAGGACCTGTTGAAGCGGGCGAAGAAGGCCAAGCCGTTGAAGTCGAAGCGGACGCCGAACGCGTACGATTCACTAGGTAGTGAACTTGAAGACGTGGCCCGCCAGGTAGGCACCTACGGTGGTTCGGAAACGACCCGCGACCTGTTGTCGTATTACGCCACAGGCGTGGCCAAGTTGACCCGCACCGACGAATCGGTGGCGACCGCTCAACGGCTCCAGAAGGCGTTGGAGTCGGGCGAAATGACACCAGTGCTCCGCCAGGTAGTAAAGGACGGTTTCGAGCGGATCGGTGAGTCGATCTTGGGTGAGGCCGACGCCCCGATCGTGAAGTCCGAGCTGGCTCGGATGCTCAAGAACTTCGATAAGGCTACGCAACCCGACAGTGCTGCGGGGCTGTGGAAGGTGGTCGACAGCTACACCAAGTTCTTTAAGACGTACGCGACGGCGACCCCTGGTTTCCATTCCCGCAACGGCATGTCAGCTGCGTTCATGAACGCCTCGGACGGCGTGTCAGTGCGAAACATGCAGCGCGGTGTGGACCTGTGGTCTCGGTTCTCCAAGAACCCGAAGGGTTACCTCGACAACCTTCCGAACGGCGTCACTCGCGAACAGGCCGAGAAAGCGCTAGAAGCAGTGTTTGAATCTGGTGGCGGCGGGGGCCAGTTCGGTCAAGCGGAACTGCGGCTTGGCAGGTCGAAGCTCACGAACAACCCTGTAACGAGGTTATCCCAATGGGCTGGCTCTCAAGTGGAGGGTTGGGTCCGTACGGGCATGGCGCTTGATTCAATCTTGGCTGGCGAGTCGGTCGAACAGGCTGCGGCCCGTATCACTCGCATTCATTTCGATTATTCACAGGTGTCAAGGCTCGACAAGAGCGCGAAGCGTTTGATCCCATTCTGGACGTTCATGTCTCGCAACGTGCCGTTGCAGTTGCAGCAGATGTTCTTGAAGCCACGCATGTATCAGGCGTACAAGTCTCTGGTTCGGAACATGGGCGAAGATTACGAGGCTGATCTGGTGCCTAAGTATTGGCAGGATGCGGGCGCATTCAAGCTGACGGACGGCATCTATGCGGCACCCGATTTGCCGTTCACTAGGTTGACGGATGACCTGAACAAGTTGACGAAAGACCCGCAAGCGCTGTTCGCCGACGCGAACCCAATCTTGAAGGTGCCACTCGAAACGCTCGTGGCAAAGCGACAGTTCTTCCAGGATCGTCCGTTCGAAGAGAACGGCATGGAAGCAGTCGATGATGAACTGGCGTTGTTCGGTCCGATCCTGAAACTGTTGGGCGCTACCAAGCAGTCTGGTTCGGGCGAGACGGTAATCGATGAGCGGCTCGCCTATGCGATCCGCAACATGCTGCCTCCCGTGTCACAGGGCGCACGCCTGGTGTCTCCCGACCCGTATTACGAGGATCGGCGGGCACAGTCGGTGGCGGGCTACACGGGTGTGCCGTTGAAGTTCTTGACGGACAAGCAGCAGCAGTCGGAGCAGCGTCGGAGGAACTATGAAGAGTACGAGCGCCGTGCTCGGGAGAAAGCTCTGGCCGAGTTCAGCTCGGAGCGTTAATGCTGAATATCTCCCACACGGGGACGCCCCGCGCGCGAGCCAGGCCAGGACTCTCATGATTGCCCGCTGATCTTGGCTATGTGCTCGGCATGATTCAGGAACGAATGAGCGTCGTCCAACAGCTCGACGGGAACACCAGCGGGGAACATGGCCTTGACGGTGTGAATCGCAGCATTCGGTCGATGGCCTTCGGGCCTGAATCCATTGGGCGGATGCCCGACTGTGACATCACCGACGATGTACTGGGTGTCGCCGTCGAGGCGGACAGAGGCTTCCGCTTCGCGAACTGCGAGTGCTGCCGCGTATGCGGACATTTCACTCGGCCAAAGTTCGGGTTGGGCTTGGGGTTCCCCTGCTTGGCTGGCTGCCTTGGCCTCCTGAGCGAGTTGTCGACGTCGTTCGAGAGGAATCTGAGTGTGGGTGCGCCCCAGGTGCACTCCGAGACCTTGCGGAGACGGTGAGCGATGTTCGCAGTTCGGGATTGGGCACAGAAAGTCGGACGCTTGGTCCCGAACTGCGTCGTCATCATTGAAGATGAGAGACGCCACGGTCTCCGCTGCGGCCATCTGCTCGTCGTCAGGTCGGAACGACGCGACTACCTGGTGCCATAGCTTTATCCGTTCGACGGGATCGATGATCTCATGGCCCCTCAACCAGTGTGATGATAGCGACATAGCGTTCTTGAGTGTCGCGTTACACACGGGGCATACAAGCGGACCTTTGATCTGTGCCGACGAAAGATAGAAGCGCGGCGCGCTCCAGGTCCCGAGACACCTTGAGTACGCGGCGGGATCGATCGGAAAGTCATCCCACGGGATCGACACCGACATCACGGGTTTCGTCTGTTGGTCCTGCACTCCGCACTCACGGCGAGCAGCGTCGTCCATACCGTGCATCTCGGTGAGATGTCGTCCGCGTCCCTGTGGGTTGGGAGCGCCTGGATGGTGGCACCCCACTACGGGGCACTTGTAGATGAGTTCTGACGGGTCAGGTACACGTTGAAGTGGCATTCCCTAACGATACCACCAGAACAGGTAACGGATCGGGCTTGTAGGTATGAGCGCAACGCGCCTCTCCGACCTCCCGATTCCCCCGCGGCCAGATTACTTCGGTCCTGACGGCGCACCGCCAGGTGTGCGGTTGCAGTTCGACGCCTTCGTCAACGCCAGTGGGAACCCCTGGTACCGCAACCGACCGCTAATCAGGCCGCGGGTGGCTGTCGTCCACACGAACGCCGCTCAACGAGAAGGCACCCTCCAGTCTCAGATCAACTGGGGGAACAGCGCAGCCGACCGCACGAAACCCCACTACGCAGTGAACTGGCCGCAGCCAACCAAGCTGGTGCCCTCCGATCGACGTGCGATCGGGAACGCCACACCGTTGTGGTTCGAAGAACACGAAGGCGAGAGGGACTGCTCGTATTGGACGCTGAACGTCGAGACTGCCGACTCGGGCACCCTCGCCGACCCTGGCATCTCCGACTTCCTGAGCGAATCGGTGCACGGCACCATCGAGGTTCGCCACGACGAGATCGTGGCTCGCATCCTCGCCTACGAATCCGTTGTGTGGGGGTTTCCTCTGGCTGTGCCTGTCAGATGGAACGCCACGGGTGTAACAACACACACGTGGCCCTACCCCTACCCTCATTACACCACGGTAAATGGGAAGACCTGCCCTGGTGACAAGAAGAAGGCCAAGTTTCGCGACGAGATCATCGGGCGGGCACAGCAGATTAAGGATGCGTGGTTGCGCCCGCACAAGGAGGACGACATGAAGTTCATTCGCATCAAGGGGTACGCCGACCAGTTCTTGGCCATCCCTGTGTCGGCTGAAACGAAGTCACGTATGCAGGCGAACAGTGCGCCTGTCATGCGTGTGCTGTCTGAGGTCCCGAAGGCTGAGCTGGAAGAGTTCTTCGGTTACCCGTTGACTGCGTACAAGGATTAGCTCGCCATCCCGTGGCGTTTCATCCAACGCAACCGCCAGTCGGTGCGTGATGGTGCCTCTTCGCCTTCGGCTCGGCTGTACTGATAGCCAGTCGGGTAATCGTAGCGTCGACGTAGGAAGTTGCCGTGGCGGTCTACGTTGTCGAGGCGCTCGGCCGAACAACGGTCGCACCTGAGGGCGATGAAGACCCCGAAGTCGGGACGCTTGTCCGTGGATGATGAGTACCAGGCGTGTCCGAACGTGCGGCACGTCTCGTGGACTTCCTCAATGTTTCGCCGCCTTGTTGCCATCGTTGCTCCAGTCGTAGATGTGGGTTCCGACTAGCGCGATGTACGCCAGCCCTCCGAGAGCATAGCCAGCTAACACTGCTCCGAGCGCGAATCCCACCACGACGGGCCCTCGCCGTCTAACACGGCTCACTGCGGTTCCCCCTCGCAGCACGACTCTTTCCATCCGCAGTTCGGGCACCACCAGTGGGTGTCCTCAGGCTTGTACGGCTGGGAACAGGCGGGGCACCAGATGGTGCCCTCGCCAGGTTGGGTGTCCACTACTGTCCAGCGGTGGTGCGGAAGGCGGCGGAGCGGCCTTCGAAACGCCCCACGACCTCATCGGCCAGGTTGTCGGGCAGCATCTCGATGAGGACCTCCAGGGCGGTGACGGCGGCGGCCGCGATGTCTGCGAGGTCGAGCGTCGGGGCGGGTTCGTCGGCGGGGGACGCCGACGCCTCACCCCGTTCGGGCATGCCTGGAAGCTCGACGTCTTCGGGGATCGGCTGTGGGTTATCAATGTTCAGTTCGGGCATGTCAGTATTCCTCATCGTATTGGTCGAGCAGCCACGCATCGAACGCTTCGTTGTATTCGGCTGATTGTTGGAAGATTTCGTGCTGTCGGTCGTCGCATTCTGCTGATTCTTGGAACATTTCTTGCAGTCGGTCGTCGTATTCGGCCGATTCTTGGAAGATTTCGTGCAGTCGGTCATCTTCGGCCGCTGCGATATACGGGGCTTCCAACCACGTGTCGTAACTCATGCGGCCACGTCCATGAACAATGCGTCCTCGGGTCCTGCGAGTTCCAGTTCGAATGTTTCCGCTTTCAACATTCGGGCGATTACGGCGTAACCGATGATGTCTCGGAACGAATCGAGTAGCGATTCGTTACGGGGGCGTGTTCCCGCTGCCGTCAGATTCTTGATCCGTTCCAACTTGTCGGAGGATCGAATCACGACGCCAATCATCCCGAACTTCAAGATGTTGCCGTGCCCGTAGTCCTCTTGCTTCGAGACGAGCAGCTCGTGCATGCCGATGAACGACCATTTGCCGACCGAGCGGAGGTAGTCGACGGCGTAGCGGGCGGCTGCGGTCAGGCACTTTGAAGCGTCGTTCTCTCGTTCCTCGTGGATCGCTTCGACTGCGCCGAAGATGTTGTAGGAGATTGCCAGCATTGCCCGCTTCGCATTCAACGGTTTCGTGGGTTCATCGTCATCGAACATTGAGCCAGCTATGACCAACAGCTCGGACATGGCTTCACTGTTCCAGGTTGGTTGCATTCCGATCCTTTCACGGACAGGTCGATGGTTGAGGGAAAGGTAGCGGAGACGATCGACGGCTTGCTTGTGGAGACGCCAGGCGTGTGTGCGGCTCACGCCCAGGCGGTCGCCCAGTTCTTGATAGCCGATCTGCTCGAACGCGATGGCGTCAACGATGTACGTCTCTTCGGGGGTCATCATTTCGGAGACGTAAGCGACCACATCGAGTAGCGGCTGGACTTCTTCGATGGACACCTGGTCGGCTTCGTTGGGGCCGCTCTGCATCAAAGCCTGGTATAGCGTCTCGGGTCTAATGTCCTCAGTTGTGTAGTCCGTCGGCACGATTGTCCTCGCTCTGTAGGGCGACGTCGGGGACGGAGATCGGATCGCTCGGGAAGTGTTCGGCATGCAGCTTCCAATACTGTTTCTTGTTGTCGGGGAAGTGGTCGGTCGACGCGTGCTCTATGCACTGCTCAATCCATTCCCAAATCGACGCTTGCCATGCCCGCTTACGTTTGGAATCGAACACGAACAGGTCGGTGGGATGCACGTCGTCCCACACGATCAGCGTCAAGGCTTTCTCGGTCTTGAGCTTGAGGGTTTGGTCTGCGCCCACGCCCATGCACTCCACGTAGCGGTCCTGAGCGAGACGATCGGGCGTGTATCGGATGAGGCGGGGGAGCTGGGCGACGTTCAGCGGCGGTCGGTTGAGCCCCAACTTGTGATTCTTGGGGTTAAGGGTGTCGAATGCTTCCTCGGCTGGGTCTCCCATCAACCCAAGTCGGGACGCAAACGTTCCATCCTTATAACCCACTAGCTCGTAACTTCCCAGCGGCCTTCGAACGTGGATGACGTCAGAGCTTTCGACAGATTATCCATCAAACGGCCCGCCTGAGTGTATGTAAGGGGCACGGAGAGTCGGTCGTTGCCGAGCACCATCGTGAACACCAGTCCATCCCTGGTGTCCGTCACAAAGAGCGCCGTTTCTGGATCGTTCTGGTAGAGGACATCGCCACTGATGTTGAACTTGTGTGGCCAAGCATTCATGCTGCTTCATCCAACTGCCACGCTTGAGGCTCAGGGAACTTGCAATGTCCAATACACTGGGCACGGCCTGGGCGTGTGACGTGGAGGTCACAATCTTCTGCTTCGCACTTGAACCAGTAGTTGCCGTGGCCATCTTCGATGACATCGAGGGTTTGGTTCCTATTCAACGCGATTCTCGTTTCTTGAAGTAGATGAGGACGGCGGCGCTGCCTAGCACCCATCCCGCAACGGTGATGAGATTCATGTCTTCCTGACTTTCAGCTCAACGATCTGGCTGTCATCTTCGAAAGCCACACCGTTGAGGGCGTCCAAGATCATCTTGGCGTAGTTGTCAACGTCGGCCCGTAGCCGACGATGCTTGTAGTCATCACACGATGAAATCGTGATGCCAACCGTGTCGTTAGCCAATACAAGTTCAACGGCCAACGGTCCTTCGGCGGGAGGTCCGTTCCACTGTGCGGCCAACGCGTTCTGAGCATCGACGGTTCCTTTCGATGTGTATGTGACGACGGACTTACCTACTCGACGGAAACGTGGTCGCTCTTTCGACTTCGGCTTCCAAGCGAGGATTTGTGTGTCACCCATAAACCATGCCCATGATCCGATGTAGTTGTTCCATGCGGTCATCCCGTCCTGTGAACTTGCCGAGTTTCATGTCGAAAGCGAGCAGCATGGTGAACGTCGCTTGCGGCGTCCACCCGTCGTCCCGTAGCAGCACCACGAGTTTGACCAGCGCGGCAGAGCGATCACCGTCGAGGGGTCCCTCCGTCCACACCGTGTACGCGAGGTTCGGGAGTAAAGGCACCAGGTTGACGTGTGATTGACTGGCGTCCAGCTCTAGTGTGTCTGCCGTTTCGGGTGGTGTCCAAAGGCGCGCCATTTGCTGTAATGATGACACCGACGTGGGCTGTTCCCTTGCCAGCGGAAGGAACTCTTCGAGGTCGAGGTCATCGTCTTCATAGACGATGACTCGATCTTCTGGCATCCCGTCTACGAGATAGCCGTAGTAGGGAAGACGCACGTAGTTGCCATAGGTCCCAGGTGGGACCGATTCTTGCTTCGGGTTGACTTCCTTAGGGCGGTAGTCGATTGCAGCGCAAGCGGCGAGCAGCGCCCTTCGCATCGTGGCGGCAGGCACATCGAGGGCGGGGAACACCCACACGTGGAGACCGTTGGCGGTGCGTTCGATCCACGGGGTTGCACCCTTGTATCGGAGGGCTGCCACTAGCCTAGTGGCGATGGGCCAGAGGGCGTCCCAGTCGGGGTTACCTTTGGTTCCGTCGATGTCGATGCAGCCCCATGCACAACGCTCGCCCCACGCTGGGTAGGTGCCGATGAATGGCCCGTAGGTAAGGTGCTGTTCGAAGTGGGTGATGGTCGGGGATTCTTTGACGCAGCCGCCAGCCCAGGACCCGTACGCGGCTTGGTTGCCAGCGAAGAGGTCCTTGAACTCGGCGACGATGGTCTCGGTCACTCTTCGGGCCTCCGAAAGAAGGTGTGTAGCTGTGACTCAACTACCGACCATTTACCGAGCGGGTAGCTGGTGTGTTCCCACAGAATGATGTCGTGATCGGTCGGTGTGAGGTCGGTGCGTCCGTATTGTTCTGCTATTTGGCGGACTCTCCCTCGTGGCGTGAGGGGGCTCATGCGCTGGCCCTCAGGTCTGTGTGGAATCCTGCGTACTGGTCGTTTGGACCCCAGGATCGGGAGCGGTGTGTGTGGTCGGGATGCCATGTGATCGGGTGCTGCGCGTTCTCCACCATGCGGTCGTGTTGCAAGCGCGTGATGGCGAGGTCGGTCATGGCGTCAGGAACGGTGACGTAGTGGGGCATTAGGTGTCCTCGTATGGGTTGAACCATTCGTCGTCGTAGACCCGTGTTTGAACCCAAGACGGGGTGCTTGCTGACGGCTGAACGGGGGTGACGTGGCGGGCCAGATATTGTGCGGGCAGCGTCCCGTTTGGAAGGTAGGTGATCTGACCTGTGTCGCCGAACAGTTCGAAGTCGATCTCATCAACGAGCGATCCGCCTGGGCGTTTGTTCTTGTTGAGGTTTGCGGACAGCGTGTACGTGTGGATCGCCAGGTCATATCGCAATGAGTCGAGGCGATCCTGCGCTTGTTGGCTGCCTGATCGGACGACGCGTTCTTCAAGGTCTTCGATCTCGGCGAGCAGCATGTTCTTCTTTCGCCGCACTCCTATCTGGAATGTGGCGTACGCTTCGCCGCCTTGAGCGCCTGAATCAATGTTGATCTTGCGTCCTTCTGCCCCAGCGGAACGGGACGTTTGATGAAGTACGATCATTGGGACTTCGTTGCTTGAACCAAACCCTTTGACGAACTCCATCTTCTGCTGAACGGTCTCGCCCGCCTGCACTAGATCGAGGAAGTCGACCACTACCAGGTCGGCTTTCGCTTCCCACACATCTTCGGCTTCTTTGAGCGCGGCGTGCATGTCTCCTGGCACCATCGGCTTGTCGAACACGATCAGGTTGGGGAACTCGATGGCTGCGGTTTCCCGCAGCACTCGGATGGCGTCTTCGTCGCCGCTGGCGACTCGTCGTTCAAGCTCGACGGCTGATACGCCTGACTGGATCGAGGCGAGCTTGGCGAGCACGAGCGCCTGGGGCTCGTCGGGGATGAACATGGCGACCCGCTTGTCTCGGTTGTGTCGCAACACGTGTAGCAATAGGAGGGTCTTGCCCGAATGGTTGTAGCCGACGACGAGACACAGATGACCTCTGCCGATGCCACGCATCTCTCTGTCGAATGGCTCGATGCCGAGGAAGATGCGGTCGGTGTCTTGAGCCTCTCTGACGAATCGTCCTACGGCGTCGGCAAGCGGGCGGTAGTGGCGGTATAGTGTCGGCACGGGCGGGGGGGCCACTTTACTCGGGTGTGGGGGCCCCCCCGCCTTGGCTTCCAGCGCTGCCCACCCTTGCGCGATGTCGCTCATGCGTGCTGCTAGATGAGACCCGCTAGGCGGAACTGTTCGACGGGGCTGCCGCCGTCTTCCACGATGTCGGCGGCGATGAGCCCTGCGATTTCAACGACCCTGGCAGGACTTATCGACTCACCCGTGCACTGGCGGCGCGTGCCGTCAGCGAGCAAGTCGATGAGTCGCTTCTGCCGAGCCTCGTCGTTGACGGGGTTGAGCATTGTCTCGCAGATGCCGAGTGCGCCCGTCAGCCCATCCAGGAGCGTTTCCCCTTCCACGTCGGTGAGGGTGATGACGTCGATTTCCTTAGTCTTCTCACCGTGGACGCATGCTTCGCCGAACCAGAGGTTGATTCGGCCGTCCGACGTGACAGATAGCGAGAGAATGGGACGGTCGTTCCAGGGCTCGCACGTGTCGGGAAAGTCGCCCTCGTATTCACCGACGTCGCAAAGCCAGATGGTTCCCTCTTCGGTCTCAATGGGTTCCATTATCGGCCCGCCTTCGGCGGCCAGAATGCCTTGTCGATGTGGTTGTGGGCGGAGCGGAACCACGGCCAGTTCTTGCCCTTCTGCTGGGCTTCGGGGAGGCGGTTGCGGTTGTCGTACACTTCGGTGACGCCAACGGCGGCGGCCTGCTCGTACAGCCAATCAGGCAGCGGCCCCTGCTGTTCATCGGCGTTCCGAACGGTGACGCTCGGCATGGTCGTGGTGCCAGGGAACGACGTTGCAATCTGCTCGTAAACCTGCTGCGGTTGCGGCGGGCTGGGGGCTGGGGGTGGCGGGGTGGTCGTCGATCGCGTCGGGATCAGGTGATCGTGTGCGAACGGGGTTGCCCCGCTCTGCACCTGGTCGAACAACACGTCCTTAAGGAACGAGAAGTTCACGCCAAACTCGGCCTGGCCTTCGGCGGTATCAAGGGGCTTCGACTGTGCGTCAACAGCACCCTTGAACGCCACCTGAGTGATGATTGATACATCCTTATCGGTGAGCAAAGGACAATCCTTTCATTGGTTTGTTGGTTACGCAGCGGGCGTATATCCGTAAAGGTCGTGGTCCGCTGTGAGGTGTTCGCCGCGACACAAGTCGTACCACGGGCACCATTTCTTTGAACACAAGAAATGGTCGTCAAGGGCTGGCCATTGTCTCTCCAACCCAAGATCAAGGAACAAGTCCACGAACTGCCGCACCCGACGCTCTACCCAACGGGCATGATCGGCTGTGCGCTGAACTGTGACAACGTGTCCCTGAGCTGGCCCCTTGCGGCGCACCATCACGCCAAAGTGGAACTCCATAGGCCAGTAGAAATCCTCACGACCGAAACAGCCATTCATCGCTGCGAGTGCGTAGATCGTTGCTTGAACGTCGACACGCTGTTTGTCTCGCTGCTTCCACGCCGACCCCGATGACTTCCAATCCCACAGCGTGTTTGAGTGGGCGGGCACCAGATCGACGGTCCCTTCGAACTCAATCGTCCAGCCTCGATAATCGAAAGCGGGGAAGTTGAACTTCGCCTCTGTCTCAGCCACACCCAACGGCCTGACCGTGGGCCACACGTCAGTAGCCCACGCCTCAGCGCAGTTGCCTGCGTGGTGGATCAGCTCGTCGGCCCCACTGAACGACTTGAACTCGATACGTTCCCTGTCGAGCAGTTCAACAGCGTGTAGCTGAGCCCAGGTTCGGATGGCGGGCACGTCGATACACCCGTTCAGCACGTCCTCGATCGCTGAGTGCATCGCCGTGCCCGCCGCTGCTGCGTCTCCCGTTGCCTCGTCGTACTCGGGTGCGACGATGGCAAGCCGCCCCCGTTCGGGGCAACGGAGCGCTGTCGAGAGCCACGACTGACGGACCGAAAGCGTCTGACGGGCGTGGTCGATGAGCACGTCTACAACTACATCAAACGGCCTCCCGCTTCCCCTCCCACGGGAAGGTGACCCGTAAACGACAGAGAGCCCCCCGACCGAAGTCGGGGGGCTCCCTCACTGGGTTGTGGGTGTGGCCCGCCGAGTGAGCAGCCAGAAAGCGAGAAACAATCTGCTCGCCAACCCGACGGGCCGCTCAGGATGCTACCGCATCCAAGTTGCGAACGGGTGGCATCTCGCGATCAAGTTCCCCCCGCTCCACCATCTTGTAGCGCATCTGGAGACACTGGTTGTAGGTCGCCTCGTACCCGTCGACAGCCACGGCGGCCGACACGTCGTGAGGGTGGAGCCCCGCTAGCAGGTGCTCACGCATTGATGCCAGGCGGTCGTTCGCGTCGGCGTTCGGGACGACACCGTACAGATGACACAACGTCTGCACCATGTGGTGATTCACACCCAATCTGCGCCCGATCTCACGGGCGCTCATCTTGCGGGCCTCGTCATACAGCACGCCCTCCGCCGTCAGCCAGTCGACCTCCGACCAGCCGACCACCACCGAGTGGCGATCTTTGAACACAGCGGCGACGACATCTTCCAACTGCTCACCGAGCAAGCGGGGGACGTCGACCATCGATGTCCCCGCCCGCAACAAGTTCATGACCGACTCGCGCAAGTTCGGAGCGTCATCGATCGCCCGCCACGAGTCGTACGCCCCCAAGAGCGCCTCACCGAAGTCAGCGACGTCGGCGGAGGACTCGATCCCGCCGAGCATGCCAACGGCGTTCATGATCTCTCGGCTGTGCCACACGTCCTCCAATCCGAATCTGATCGGCGTGAGCGTCGTGACGCTCACGTCGCACATGCACTCGGTCCCGTGGCCCTGCTGCCCGCAGTTCGGATTCATGATGGCGGTTTCCCCTGATCTCGTGGTTGTGTGGCTGGCACTCACGTCCCTGCCCCGACCGCCATCGGAGCAGGGCCACCGATCCTTTCGGCAGACACACCACGGTGCTTGAGCACTTTCTGTGTCTGCCACTAGGCCAGTGGCTCGGGGCGGCTGGTGACGCCGCCGCCCCTCTCGTCAGGAGCAGGGTATTCTCGGGGTGTGGCCATCCCGTCCCACGGGAAGGCCACACGCGAGCGAGGGACGAAACCGTCCCACGGGAGGAAACCAAACCGCCTAGCGGAAGGTCCACCCCGATGGCGGTCGGGGAAGACAAGGCGGGTCGGAGGGCCTGGAGTGGGAGGGTTTCGTCCCTCTGGTTAGAAAGCTACCATTCGGCAGCGCGTGTTATCAACCCCGACGGGGAAGTCGTGTTGAGGCGAGCCGAGCGAGTCGGCTCCACGGGGTGTCGTCGGCGGGCGGGGTGCCCGACTCGATGATCTGCGCGACCTGCGTGCGAGACAGCTCGAACACCCAACAGATGTCTTCGATGAGCAGGCCCTCGCGGTAACAGGCGAGCACGGCGGCAGACACGTCCGTAGATACGGCTCCAGGGCCGCGTGAGACGTCTCGCTGGACTGGCTGGTCGGTCATGCCGCGGCCCCCTCGTCATCGAACCACGCGTCCGTGGCGACGTACCGCATCGTCGTGGACAGATCAGCATGTGACATCTGGTCCGCCATGACAATCGGTGGCATCCCGATCCGTAGGCAGTTCGTTGCGAACGAGTGCCGAAGTTGATGCGGGGTGAACGTGTCCATGATTCCAGCCTGGTGTTGCACCCGTTCGACCGTCCTGTTCACGGCGTGGGCGTCGACGCTGCCGCTGACGCCTTCGAACGCTGCGATGAGTCGCACTGCCTCCATCCTACGGCGGTAGTTGACCTGGGAGCCGATGAGGCGGATGAAATCGTGCGTCTCGGCCGTCACGCACGGGAGTCCCTTGCGTTCCATCTTGTCGATGATGGAGCCGTAGTAGACGACACCACCCTCTTTGCCTCCCTTGCGATCGAACCACTGGATGGTTCGATCGGAGGGGCTCACGTGCTCGACGCCGAGCAGCGCAACCTCGTGGCGGCGCAACCCTGCGTAGTACATGAACCCCAACGTGAGCCGATCCTCGATGCCCAGGTCTGACGTCCAGACCTTGAGCCACTGTGCGTCCGTCACAGGCCGCGGGTTCCGTCGCGACCCGCGAGGGGCAACGACCTCCTTTGCGGGGTTGTGGTCGCACACGCCACGACCGTTCAGGTAGCCGAACAGCAGCCGCAGTGCGGCAACTCGGATGCGGAAACCCGACGCCGAAGGGTTGTCGATCTCGGCGAACGTTTCGACCTGCTCGACGGTGACGGTCGACCAGTCAAGGTCGCTGGTCGTCTCCCCACGGCGGGAGTGCGGGGAGAACTCGTGCGGTTCCTCCCACGTGTCAGGTTCGATGCCTTGGTAGCCGACGAACTTCTCGACGGCATCGCCATAGGCACGCACGGTTGAATCGGACAGTCGTCGGTGGACTTTCATCCATCTCACGAACTTGATCGTTGTGGGCGTGGCAACGCGCGCCCTGAATGTTCGATGACTCATTTCAGTTGTTCTCGCTTTCTTGATTTGGGTTGGTGTGTTCGGACTTGCTCAGTCGGGCCAGTCAGGATGCACTACCGCCATATATGCCTCAACGACACTCGGTGGCAGTAGGCCGAGTATGGCCGCTTCCGCTAGTGCGGAAGCGGCCGCGGTCTCGTCATGATTGACGAGACCTTGGAGCAGCTCGACTGCTTGGGCTACGTCGTCGTCGTGTACTTGGTGCGTCATGACTCGACCCTTTCTGGCCACTTGCTTGTCGGTTGGACCTCGATGCCGTGGGCGTCGAGAACCTCACGGCCCCCTGGGGGACGCCCGTACCCGTAGGCCGAGCCCAACCCCTCGTGGTCGTGGAACCGAATCGTTGGCCCGTGGTCGTGAGCGATTTGCTTCAAGGTCCCTCGAATGTCGTGGCAGTGCACGGTGGGGCTCATAGCAGCTTGTGCTTTCTCTCATGCTGGCGATCGAAGTATTTGCGTGTCGCCTTTGCGTCGCGTCGGAGCTGCTTCTTGGCCTCGCGTCGTTCTTGCGCTCGACGCTCAGCGCTTGCTTGACGCCGCTTGCGGTCGCGCTTGTCTTCCTGCTTGCGCCACTCGCGTTTCTCGGCCCTGCTCATACCCATCACCGAGTCCACCAGTAGCGCGGCTCGGGGCCGCCCTTGGAAACCCAACGATGCTCACGACGTAGGACCATGACGAGCCAGAGGAATCCTCCGACGGACGTCACAGTCGCTGTGGATTGGAACAGTGTGTTCATAGCATTCTCGCTTTCTCTTGGTTGTCTGTTAGATAGTAGTCGCTTCCGAGGCGTCTGTCACGGAAGGTAACCGATAACACGTGCAATCTCACGCAGCGTCGAACAGTCGGTGAGCGTGTTCAACAGCCTGAACGGCCTGGACAGCCTGCGTGTACCGTCGCACCATCTCAGGATGACGCCAGCCACACACGACCCGCAGATACGTCTCCGAGCCGCCCGCCTCCAGCCAGCGAACAGCGAATCCCCGACGCAGCGAATGAGCAGACACATGCACACCCGCCAACTTCGCACGCCGAGTCACCATCTGCGACACGCCGCTCGCCTCCAGATGCTCCTGAGGACGGCAACGCTGAACGGCATGCCACAACCAACCGTTCGGCACGTCAGGTCGAACGATCAGGTAGCGCTCCAACAACAGCACCGCCTCATCCGACATCACCGTCCGCCGCTCATCGCCGTTCTTGGTCTCACGCAGCAGCACCGTCCGATCAGCCAAACTCACGTCCTCACGGAGCAGGTTGGCACACTCGCCAGCCCGCATCCCCGACGACGCCAACATCGAAATCAGCGCAGCATCTCGACGGCCCAACAACGACGTGTTGCACGTCGCCAGCAGAGCCTCCACGTCGGCGGCCGACGCGACCGTCGTCCGCTCGTCCGAAGGCTTCGGGTCCTCAGGCGTCCCGCCCAGCCGCTTCGGCAACCGAGCCAACGGATCATCAACCTCCAGCCGCTCAGCCCGCCACCGAGAGAACGCCCGCAACGCACGGAACCTCATCTTCACCTGACACTGTGACACGCCGTCCAACACGAACGTTTCAGCATCCTCGATGTCGATAACCCAACCGAACGCCTCCCCATACTCACGGACCCTCGCAACATACTGCGAGCCCATCCGAGCATTACCAGGGCGACCCTTCCGACCGCCCGCCCGCTCATACCATTTCTGGTACTGCGTCAAGTTCCTATCCGTGAAATCCATGATGTCTCGCTTTCTAGTAAGGCCACAGAGAGTGACCGATTCGGTGTGCCCGCCGAATGGCGAGCCGTAAACAGGGTGAAGCTCTAAACCAACGAAGGTGACGCTCTAACGATCTCCGACCAGGACGTTTGCACCGCCAGGTGCACGCTGTAAGATGCCGCAGACCAGGAAACCCCTGGACAAGCTGCGGACGTGGCTCAGTTGGTAGAGCATCACCTTGCCAACGGGACTGGAGAACCTGTCCCGTTGGCCGCAACCCTTCGGGATGCGAGCCAATGCAATCGGCAGACACAGAACGCGGAGAGTGGCAGGTTACCGTCGGCCTTCGCGTCGGTCGATGAAGTAGTTGGCGATGACTGCCACGACGTAGATGGCGACCCATAGTGCGATGAGCAGCACGCCGCCGTTTACGTTGTCTTCCAGTTGGTCAGGTATCCAGTTGTTCATTCGTTGTCTCGCTTTCTGGGTTGTCGAGCGCTTCGGTGAGCGCCATGTTGATTTCGTCTCGTGCGCTCACCATCGTGGCGAGCTGTTGGGTTTCGTGTCGGTAGGTGGCGGAGTCGGGATTGGCTCGGACGAGTCGGCGGTGGTTCCTGTCGATGGAGATGTTCAGCGCCTTGGCGGCCTCGACCATCTCGTCCATCGTCAGTTCCAGTGGGTAGCTCGGTTGGTTGTTCACGGTCGGACACCATGACAGTGCCCGACCGTGAACGCTTCCCACGGGAAGGTCAGCCCTTCCGCTCTTTCTGTTGTTGTCTCCGCTTCTGTTCTGCCTCGCACGCCTTCACGACCTTGAGGTCACCATCGGCGCACAGTTGGCGTGTCTTCCGCCAGCTCTCCAGCTCTTTGTCGGTGAGGTTCGCCAGGCTCATCGCTTGATTCCCGCTCTGCGGAGCACGTCGGCAGGGACTCCAACCTCTCGCCACGCCGAGTAGCTGATCCCCTGTCGCCCGCTGTAGTTGACGGCGATGTCGATGAACGGCTGTTCGTACTCGTCCAGCGTGACGCTGTTCCGTAGTTGCTCCAGCTCTTGGGCGAGGTCCTGGCGCTCCTGGATCAGCTTCAACTCACGCAGGGGTTCGGGGTTGTCGCGGAGCTGGGTGTCGACATCTTGCATCTGTCGCTGCACGGTTTCTTCGGTGCGCCGACGGCCCCGCTTCGGCCGTGCGTCTCGGAGGGCGGCGAGGTAGTCGCCGACGATGCGGGCCTCTCGTCGTCCGACGGCCATTGCTTGCTTGTGTTCGTCGGTGACTTCCTTCGGCCCCGTCTTGCTTGTCTTCTTCATTGGCATTGTGTTGTCTCGCTTTCCTCTGTCAGTTCCTTACGGAACGGGTTTGGGTTTGGGTGGTACAACCAGGGTGTGGGTGACTGATCCCACCAGTCTGCCATACTTTCCTCCCTTTCGGGGAGATCGCGAACGCCGACCGTTCGCTGTGGCTAATGCGGCTATGCGGTATCACCATTCAATATACTCCTGCTCTGGGAAGCCGCCAGGTCGACGGCGACCACTTCTGGGGTTTCGGTACCAGCCTTCGGGCTCTGCGTCTGTCGGGTCGTTCACCCATTTGAGTAGAGCGCTCACGGCGCTCCGTTCACCTTCGTATCAATATCCGTCAAGGACTTGGCCATCTCGGTCGAGCACGTAGAGCCTCCACTTGCCGAACGTCATCTTTCCGATCGCTGCAAGGCGGTCTGGTCGGTGCTCGTGTGGGGCGATCATCGGCCAGCCGTCTCGCAATGCGATTTGTCCTGGCCGCAGTTTCTTGTTCATAGATACCTCGCGTTCACTGTGACGTCTTCCCATAGGGGCCAATAGTCCTGGTGTCCCATCATATAGTCGGTTGCTTCCTCGTAGCAGGTTGGTTCCATGAGTCCGTCTGTGATCGCTGCGAGTGCGGGTTCGATGCCCGATAGGTCGTCTGGCCCGTGGCAGTAGCGAACACCGTCAATCTCGGCGAACCCCGCGGCTGGCGTCGTGCCGCACCAGCCGCAGGTGTCGGGGTCCGTGTCGGTCTCGTCAGTCATCTTCATGTCGCAGCAGGTAGGCAACCACCAGCACGATGACAGCCCATGCGACCAATGCTTGGATCATGTCGCCTTCATCACCTTCGGCCAGTGTTCGGGGAACGTCTCCGCTCGGTACCAGGCGAGCGAGTGGAACTCGCCGTCCTCGGTGGCGTCGTAGGCGAGGCTCGTGCATTCACGGCACGGGCAGGCCCACAGGTCGGCGTCGGGGTAGTGCGGCGGGTTGACCCGCTTCCAGTGCCGCAGGCAGTGGATCACCGCGTCGTGGATCGTGTCGAAATGTTGCCTCTCTTGAACGACATGATCGTCAACGGTGAATCGCAACAGCCGCCCGTTGGGGTCCACGACCTCGTACACGATCTGTTCGTTGATTACGCAATAGCCCTGCCCGTAGATCGGGAAGCGGGCAACGATCGTGTAGCGGTCGGTCTCTCGGTGCTTGTGTTCGGTGCTCATGGTGTCTCGCTTTCTGTTGTGGTGTTAGATAGTAGCCCACGGTACCACTAGGTAGTGGCACCGTGGGCGGGCTCGTTCGGTCACCTGGTGGTGACGGCCATGTGGTAGTGCTCGGACATCACCGACAGTGACGCCACGTAGTAGGCAGCGTGGCGACGGGACCAACCCAACCGCTCGACCAGCAGTTCGGTCAGCTCGTCGGACTTGATGCCGTAGCTGCCCGTCTTGCCCCATGCCGTTTCGGGTCGTGCGTCGGCGGTCGGCACGTCGACGCAGTGAAACAGGTCGTAGTGGAACCGACCCGACATACCGTCGCAGCGCATCGTCCACACAGGGGTCACGTCGATGACAACCAACGTGATGTCGGTCTCGCCGTTCAGCTTCTGGTGGGGGAGGGATTGGCCGACGAGTCGGATGACGGGGTGGTGTGTTTCGAGGGTTCTCATGACAGAACCTCCGTGACGTTCCTCTTGGCGGAGTCGGCGTGGACGCCGTATCCGCTGAGCTTGCCGACCGACTCTCGGGCGATGCCGTACGCCTTGATGAACGGCACGGTGGCGTTCACGTGCTCGACGGTTGCGCCGATCGAGTCCATGAACGGCAGCAGGAACTGCCCGACCCGTTCCCGTGCGGCGTCGGTGAAGTTCTCGCCGTAGTGGTCGTGGGTGAATGCCCAATACTCGGGCACTTCTTTGCCCTTGGACCAGCCGACACGGTACGCCCTGACACGGAACGACTGGTCGCCGCCGTAGCCACGATATTCGCGGCCGTTGATGTCGGCTTTCAGCCAGAACGTGTACCCGCCTTTGCCGTTCTCGATGCTGGCGCTGCACTTCTCGACGGTCACCATGTCCGACTTGCGCCCGTTGCCAGGGTGTGGCAGTTCCAGGCCCTCGTCATCACGGAACAGTTCCGTGAATGTGTCGGGGAACTCGACGGTCAGCCCGTCGATGAGCTTGGCGATGCGATCGGCTTCGTCAAGCACGTCGATGAGGGCGTGCAGGTAGTTGGCCCGATCCTCCACCGTGGGTGTGTGCGTGGTGTTCATGTCTTTCTCGCTTTCTTCGTGTGACCCGCCACTAGGTAGTGACGGGGGTGACCTATGGGCACCAGGCACACCACAAACGGAACGATTGTTCCGCTTATGGTGTGATGTGCTGTCCACTAGTCAGTGGTGGGGAAGTGGTCGGCCAGACCGCTTTCGGCGTGTTCACGTCCGATGAATCCCCACACCGATTCGTCTTCGGTGGGCTCCCAGCAGTCGTGGGTGTCGTCATCGAACAGGATGACGCCCTTGCCGCACACCGAACACTGCGGGATGCCTTCACCGATGATCGGATGGTGACGCACCAGTCGTGCCCGCTGATAGGTGACGTGGACGATGCCGTACATGTTGCCGTTGCACCAGTCCGTGTAGGTCTGGAGCGTGTTGCGGGCAGCGTCGGCCAGGTCAACGTCGTCGCCCCAGTCGCCGTCAGCGACCATGACACCGATGGCACCCGACACGTCCCACTGGCGGTCCACGGCGGACGATTCACCGATCAGTGCGTAGCGCACCAGTCCGTGTTCGTACTTCTCGATCAGGAACGCTCGGCCCTCTTCGATCGCAACACGGGTCATGTTCTGCCACTTGTGGTCGACCTCGTGCCCGCCGTCGTGCTCGTAGCACTCGTCCTGCACTTCTGCGATCACTTCCTCGCAGTGCTTGCAGTAGTCGTGCCACTTGTCGTCGGGCTCATCGCACGTCGTGCAGTCGTTGAGCTTGCGTTCCATCTGCTCCAGGTCACGTCGGGACTCGATGAGCAACACGTCCCAACCCTGGAACAGTTCTTCACGGGTCCACGACGATGCGCCGTCGTCATCGGAGACGAGATACACCGCCTCGGCGGTGCCGTCGTCGTTCCATCGGACCTTGAACGAGTCCTCGATGGTGTAGTTGTCGAACGGATCGGTGACGGGCAACTCCCACGAGTTGCCGTCGTCGTCCGTGTAGTAGGTGGTCGTGGTTCGTGTGATGTTCATGATGTTCTCGCTTTCTGGTTAATATTGCTCGGTTTGTGAATGTTGTCGGTTGGCCTAATCAGCGTGATTAGGGTGTTCACTAGGTAGTGGTCAGTCTGGTCATCCGTCCTCGATGGTGAAACCGTGGTCGTTGTAGTTGAAGATCGACCAACCATCGGCGTCACGGACGAGAACCTCCATGTCCAGGTCGACCTCGGCGTCGAACGTGCCAGCACGCAGCGCCTCGCCTTCCTCGTCGGTCGGCTCCCGCCACCCAGCGGGCATCGCATGGGCCGAACCGTAGACCTTCGCAGCGTCGGACAGTCGGTCGCCAGCCTCGCCAAGTCCACGATCCCAGAACCCCGTGCCGTGACCGTTGCGGGTCAGCCAGAAGTCATGGCCGACCTGTTCCCACGTCAGCTTGCCGCTGTTGACCAGCGCACCCAGGGTGCGGCACGCCTCACCCTTGAGGAAGTCCTCGACCTCGTTGAACACGTCGTCATCGTTCTCGCAGTCATCGGGGTCGAAGTAGTCGTCCATCATCCCGTTGCCGTCGCCCGAACCCATGCAGTCGTCGGGGGCCGACTCTGACCAGAGCGCCGCCACTAGGTAGTGGTGCATGACGTTGGTCACGATGTCATCGGTGATCGGATGCGGCCACACTGCCAGCCGTTCACGGGAACCGCCGAGCGTCGAGCCGCAACCGTGGCACGACCGCCACGTGAACTCCTCGTGACCATCGCCGTGCACGGTGGCACTGTTCGGGGTCGCCCAGTCACGCCACCAGCCAGGGGTGCCGACAGCCTTGCAGGTCAAACGACCGTTCGCATGAGCCCATTCGATGCCGACATCATCCAGGTCATAGTCGACATGCCACGACGCCATGATCCCCTCTTCGCAGTGTTCACACCTGCCGACCTCGGACGGGTCGTAGGTCCAGTCCGACAGGTCGTAGGCGTCATCGAGCAGACCGAGCGGTTCCTGGTCGCATGGCGTGTCGGATTCACCCGAATACCATGCGGCCCCGTCGTGTTCGCAGTTCTCGACGTTGCACTCTTCGCAGTGCCAATGGGCACCGTA